ATAAACGATCTCTTTCTTGCTGGTATATGTTTTTTAATAGACATTGTCTTACTACCAAAGTTAACCTTTTTAATATTGCCTGTTCTTTTGTTTCTAACAAACACCTTAAACTTTTTAACATCGCCACGCATAATCTTGCCTAGCCTAACTGTTCTTCCTCTATACTTTGCCATATTAATTAATTACCATATATTATCTACACATACAACCAATCATAGCACCACTGCCATCATTCATAATGTGTAAGTTAATTGTGTTTGCATATCCTGTTAATTTTATTCTCAAGATGTCGCATAAATCATAACAACTAATTTTATCAAACAACTCTATGCCATTTAGAATTTCTTTAGTGACTGGGATTAATTGGTACAGTCCATCATTTAAAATTATTAAATCCATTACCTTTTAAAGTGTCTTTTTCGCCACTTGTTACAAACATAGGTATCTTTAACACCTCTTGTTCTATATAAACCACAGAATCCATGCTTGTTAGAATACAGTCCACAATTACCACAGCTACCTCTACCTTGTGATGGTCTATAATCCTGTGGCATTTGATATGGAATAAACTCTCCATTAGGATAAAAGCTAGATCGCTTTGTCATCTGCCTTGACCAATATACTTTTTAAATGATCTGCGTTTGTTTTTATTCATAGACGATGTTTTGACTCTACCACCACCTATTGATGTTCTTTTGTGTTTCTTTTCATAGACAATAACTTTGCCATACAAATTACCTTTTTTCTTTGGCATCGCCCTCTATGATTAATGGTAATGGCTCATTGTAGTTTGTATTCTCAATTTTATCTCTTTGATCAAGATGTTGCTTTCCTAACCATATTTGCATAGCTACATTGCCACCTAGTGCTTTTTCAAACTGCGCTCTTCTTAAACTAATTCTGCCCATCTCTCGACCCTTTTTTATAAGGTGGACATAACTCCGTTGTAAAGTCTTTGTAGATACATCGCAGAACTCTGCAATTTCCTCGTAAGTACAATGCATTTGTGCTAATTTTTGTACTGCTTGTGTGTCAACTTTCTTTATAGGTCTAGCCATTATGTCCTTTTTATGATTTTAACCAATCGTATATATTATTACTCAATGTTTCACTTTCTTTCAAGTTAGTTAATGTATAAGTTTCTATTCTACCTATGATTCCTCCAAAGTGATCTTGTATGTTTTTTATCTTTGTTGCTCTACCTTTTAAGAATTTATCTGTTTGACTATCGTTTCTGTCTTTGTGTCTTTTCAGGAGTGTTTCAGGCGAATTTACAAGCATTATTATTCTTAACTCATACAATTCATTAAGTTTTATTAAGTTATTTAAGCTAAAAAGCCTATCACCCTCAAATATTATATTCCTTTGTACCATTGAAATATATTGTAAGAATTGTTTATTTACACCCATAGATAGTCTGTCTGTACCAAGAAATGTATTGTTTTGGTTGTATAATCCTAGTAATGCTATGTTGTTTTCTTTGTCATAGTGTCCTTTTACTAAACCATATTCAAAGTTTATTTTAGGCATTTTATCGTATATCTTTTTAACAAGTGTAGTTTTCCCTGTGGCTGGAACTCCACCAATAGCTACGCATTTCATAATTGTCTATTAAAACTCCCTGTATCTAAAAACTGACTATATAAATGTGGCTTGATTTGTATGTTTGAGTAAAGTGTAGGATGTAAAGTTTCTGTTCTTGCTTGCCAAAACACACCCCATTCAATACCATACCACCCATCTTCTTGTACTTGTGATATTTCTTGTGCTTGTCTATCAAGATAATAGCCTAAATATCTTCCTTGTTTTTTTCTAAATATTTTTTTAAAAGAACATAGTGCAGTTTCCATAGTATATGCGTTGCTATTTAGTTTGTATTTAGTTCTTATTGTGTTCTGTATTTGTCTTGCTTTTGTTTCTAAATGTTGTGTTTGTGTTTTATCTAGTTTTTTATCTATCCATTCATCTAGTCCTAGTGCATAACACAGTCCATTTCTGTGGGATTTACTACCACCATAATCTTCAAGTTTTAATGTATTAGGTGTCAAATCAAGACCTACGCATTCGTGTAATGTTTGTAAATAAAACCAAGTAGAGTATCTGCCAAATTTGTATAAATTTTTAATAACACTATTCCATACATTATCAAATGTTTTTAATTCTGCAAACTTATCTATTTGTGGTTTATTACCTATCCACTCTTTGTAACTCTCAAATTGTTGTGGCAAATAACCTTTATTGTATTTAGTATCTGTTTGATACCTTAATCTTTTATAGTTATTGTTATTCCATTGTTTTAATCTTTCTAATCCTACCAACTCAAAATCAGGAAACTCATTCCATATAATCCAAGCAGTAGGTAAATGATAAGTTGTGCCATATATCCAAGCAATCCATAGCTTTTGTTCTAGGTTATGCTCGTATCTATTAAATAAATAGTTTAGTAACCATATAGGCGGATCACAATCTTTGTACTGCAAAGACCAAGCATACCATCTTAAAAATGCTTTAGTTCTATTTTGTGTTTTTCGATAATCCATATAAATGTGGTCTAAACCAATACTCGCCTACTTTTTTTATAGCTTGATATGTTTCTAGTATTTTCTTTTGAGATAATTGTAGTGTTTCTACATCTTCCTCTCTTAATTTCATTCTTACCTTTTTGTCAGGTAAAGCTAAACTAGGATTATTTATTGCATATTCTCTAAAATCTAATTGTTCATTGATACTCCTTTTTAATGGTTGATCTGATCTTAAACTACCTTGTTTATCTACTGCCCAAAATACTAGACCATTTCTCATATGCCAAGTCACTGAACTAGGTGTACAAGATAGCTTTATTCTATGCATACCCGCATCATACCAAAATTCAACAAACCTAGACCATATTTCTGTAGCATATCCTTTACCCTCTTGACCTTGTAAAGTTACTATCTCGTAAAGGTTTATATATTTAGTTTTATCACTTGTGGTTGCAAAAATTACACTTACAAGTTTATCATCTTTGTATAGTCCAAATGGTGCGTTAGATTGATAGTTGTTAAATCTATACCATAAACTATGACTTTGTTGTAAAAACTTTGTATTAATGCCATTAGGAGAATTAAATATTGCTTTATGTATATCTGTTTCTTTTAAAAAGCTAATCACTGCAAATCTTTTTTACTATCTCTTATTGATTTAGTGCTAAACTTGCCATCTATTTTATACTCTACACAACTCTCTGATTTTAAAATGTGATCAAATCCTGATCTTTCCAAAATGTTTTTAGTACTTGCTATAAAAATACCATTATTGGTAGAATAGTACAGTGGTCTTTGCTCGTTTCTAAAAAAAAGCATAGTTGGTTTTGTTGTCAAATCTAATATAATCGTACTCATTGATCCTGTCAAATGCAGTGGATGTTTTTTATTTTCATAACTTTTAAGTATTATTTCACTATCATTTTTTGTTTTAAAATCGTAACCATATGTATCTTTCCAAGAGTTTGGGTTTTCTTGAGATATAACTCCATTATGTACAATTGCTATTTTGTCAGATGTTATAGGCTGATTATAGTTTAAATCAGATGTGCTATACCTAGCATGACCTATGATCATATTAGTTTCTATACCTTTAAACTCTAAAAAATTAGCAGATTCACTTATCACACGATATGCTAGTTTGCCATTTTCATTCCAAGCTATACCTGATGCGTGTTTACCTCGTATCATAGATTGTACTATCACTCTTTGGAATGATTCTAAATTAACTTTATCTTTTGAGTATGCACCTACAACTGCACACATTATTTGTTTAATCCTTTACGATCTATCAATCTTTTTGCTATTTCTTGTTCTTCTTGTGCTGATTTACAATTAATCATATTTTTTCTGTAATAACATACAATACTAATTCTCTCGTATTTACCTTTAGCTTTTATTTCTGTATTGCCATGAAATTCGTGTACATCAAAAAAACAAACATCGCCACTTCTTACATCAAATCCTATTTTATATTTAGGCATAATTGTATAGCCACCTTCGTAATTACCAGCTTGTAATACTCCAAGATTACCAAATCCCTCTTTTAAATCACCTTTATCTGTATGTATAGCAGTTCTAAAATTTTTATTTATTGTGATTGTAGTAAAAACTGTACCTTTTATGTAGAAGTCAGGACTTGTTTTTTTAATCATATCTTCTTGTGCTTTGTATCTTTCTGGACATACATCTTTAAAAATATCATTAATATATTTTATATAAGGGTAACCCTTTTTAAACTTTTCAAATTTTTGTTCATTAAACATAGTTTGTCTGCAATATGGAAACCTTACTTGTCTATCAAAGAATCCAGCAATACCACTATCAACTTGTTGAAATGCACTATGAAACCTAGATATTGTTCCATCTTTTTTTATTTTAAATCCTCTGGTCTTTCCTGTAGTTTTTTCTGGTATAAGTTCGCCTTTATCATTATATCTTAAATTCATAGTATTAGTGTTTTTTCTATCAGGTGGTACTCCACCAGCACTACCTCTGTTGCCACCTTTTGCAGTTGCAGTTCTTAAGTTTTTGTATGCTTGTTCGCATATACTTGCTGGAATAACGTTTTTTCTAAAAAAAAATAAAGGACTACCATCTTCTTTGTAGCCATCACAATCATAGTCTATGATTTGGTCATAATGATGATCTTGTATAAAATAACCCTCAAGTTTTTTAATTTCTTGATCTGTATATTTAGGTTTTGCTGTTATTGTATGCATTTTTAATTACTGTATATACGGTATCTGTTAAATTGTCAGTACCTAATTGTGTCTGCAATTCTTGACACCATAATTTAAAATCTTTTTCAGTTTCAGTATTTAAAAATAATTGCACCATTTTAACATGTGTAACTTCCATACCATCTGGAAAGTCAACATTAAAATTTTCTTTTAAATCTTTTGAGTTTTGTACAAAACCTAGTTCTTTATCATTTGCTAGGTTTTCTAATTCTGTTAAATTAAACCCTGTTAATTGTAAATCAAAGTTATCATCTTTTAGTATATTTAGTTCTGTTGCTAACAATTTATTAGACCATTTAGACTCCTCACCACTACGATTATCCATAATACGATATGCCATAGCTTGACCTTTTGGAAAATCTCTTTTTACTATGAATGCTTTAGCTTTACCTAGTTGTTTTAATGCTTTCCAACGAGTATGTCCTACAACAATTACATTATCATTATCTACAACGATAGGCTGATTGTTGCCAAATTCTCTAATAGAGTTCATAACTTTTTGTACAGACTCCATAGGTATTTCTCTTGGATTATTTTTATATGGTTTTATTAAATCAATATCAATTTCTTCAATTTTCATACAGGAATTTTTTCCATTTTTACTATAACACCTTTTGGAAATACATTTCTATCACTAAATAATTCATCATTTTCTTCATAGCTTGCAAATGTTCTAACACATTTGTTATCTTTTTGAAATAAATAAGCATGAGTTACCATTACACTTGGTTTCATGCCTAAAAATTCAAAGCTAGTACAGTGTCCTGCATCGCCTAAAATATCTAACCATGTTATCTTATAAAAATAGTATTTCTTTTTTTTTATAATTGCAAATTTATATTGTGCTTTTTTTCTTTTCATTGCTTTGTTTCAACCTCTGATTCAACTATTGCTTGGTAGATTTGTAGTTGTGCTTTTAACCTACGATTCTCTATTGCTAAAGCTATTATTCTTCTACGAGCATACTTAAATATCCTTAAAATTGCTTTCATTCAACTTTATGTATAATATGGTTTTTATCATACTTGTCTATTTTATACTCAATCCCATCTTTTTTGAAGTAATCAAAATTTGACTCTGTATGCCTAAATACATAGCCTAACTTTTCCATTTTTTGTACAATATTTATTGATTCTTCTCGCTTTTCATCATTTTCCCATCTTCTTTGATATAGCCATGTGCTGAAATGTGGCACAAATTTGTCCTCAATATCTTTCTGTTGTGCATTATAAATTTTAGCTATTTCTTCTATATCAAGACCAATGTTTCCATCTACTTTGTTAAATTCCTGATGAGCCTTAAATTTTGAGCCTCGTTTAATTTTTAACAAACTCCATAGTTGTTCAAAGGTATCAGAGTATATATATTTATTATTAGGATTAGGATTAGGATTAGGTATAGGAGTTAAAGTTTTGCCATTAGCAGAATGTCTAATACTTGCTCCTTTCTTCCCAGCCATTGACCTTTTCTTGTATTTATCAGTAAGATATTGATGCTCTTCTACAAGTCTTTTGTGAGTCCAAGTATCTTTATGATTTATCGCAATTGATTCAGATTCTTTATAATCTCTTTTAAAAAATTCTTCTAAAATTTCTAAAACATCGCTTTTGCAACTATCATCAATACACTGACATATTCTATATGCAGATTGACTTGAAAATGGTTTAGTATTTTTAGTCCAAGCAAAGCATAATAATCTAATATATATTCCTACTTGCTCATTTGTTAAATGTACTGTTTCAGCACTAAATGTATCTGTAAATAATTGCAGTGCATGAAATTTATTGACTTCCCTTTCCATAAAATAAATATCTCCTTTCTAATTGATTTATCTCTATGTTTGTTTTTATTAATAGTTGCTTTTCAGTTCCGAACTTTTCTTCAAACAACTTTTTATTA